ATGAACCGTTCTCAGCTTCCATGCAGCGTTCGTCCCTGCTCGGTTCGGCGCTCGATGATCTTCAATCCGCGTCTCACCAGCCCACGTTGTCTCCCTGTATCTATATTGCTCTCTCGTGCTCTCGTTGTGGCTCTGTCCGCCAGGCAATCACACAACTCCCCACGCAAGCAGTCATCGCCTGTCCGGAATGTGGCCGGGAGTGCACCTTCGTCCTGCTCGGATCTGGACTCACATCAAGAAGCCTTCCGTTTTATCAGGTTCACATCATTGAGCCCACGCGGTGGGATTCGCGTCTTGATTGTGAAGTCGACAGTTCCTAAACGGGAAAGCCGCAGCACAATCACTGTGCCACGCCACATCGAATCTGCACCGCAACAACTGTCACAGCGCCGCACCAGCGCAATCAAACAACCTTGGAACTTTTGCGGAGAAACATCCAGTGTCCCAGTATTTTGTACCCGTATATCGAATGCATCAGCTAACGTTGCTCTCTCCATGCCTTCTTGGCCACCCGTGCTATACCTGCGCCATTCACGCGCATTGTGTGTCAGATCCATGCGCACGGTGCAGTCAGGGCAAGGCTGTGCTGTGCGAGCGTGCTTATCCCGCTACTCCTGCCTTCACTGTCAGGTTCAGGTCGGCCGTCAACCTCGTCAGAGACGGAATGGCTAGGTTCATTCATCAGAACAACGCCTTGCAGCTCACATTTGCCAAAATTACTTATCTGCGTGATACCAGCTGCAACATCAATGGGACTGCCATCTGGGAATACGCCGCGGGCTCTCATCGAGTCAAAACTGCCCTTTATGTCGGATGGCGTAAAAACATTGCAACCCTCCCTTCTTTCGACGACGGATCTGATTGTGATTTCGAAGTTGAAAGTGAAGCGGCCTTGCCGGCTGAAACGCTTGATCAGCAGCAAATGTCCTCTGCGTCGTTTCAGGGGTAAGGGCCCACGCGTCGGGAACCCATGGCTGGAATCAAAGACAGGAAAATCGATGACTGGAAAACAAGGTTTGCAAAAAAATGACCGCAAAAGCAAACGTGAGACAGCAAAGAGCCACGCGAGTCGCAGTTCCGGTAATGTGCTTCAACTTCAGTCAAGTCCTGCTCCTGGCCCGCTATTGGGTGGCGCTCCGCCGCCTGGAGTTGAAGTGGCGGCAGAACCAGCAAAACAGTCTGGCATTCGCAACCTCTCTCTTAGGGCCTTCGTGGAAGAAGCCTGGCCCATCCTTGAACCTGTCAGTACTCTCGTCTGGAACTGGCATCTTGATCTCATCTGTGAATACCTCACGTTGATCAGGGACGGGAACTTTAAAGATGTTTGTGGCGATCTTGAAGGCATCATCTTTAACGTTCCTCCCCGGACCATGAAGAGCCTGCTGATCTCCGTCTTTTTCCCCATATGGGTCTGGATCAGCAAGCCATCATGCCGGTTCATGTTCGTTTCATACTCTGAGAAGCTCAGCACACAGCACAGCATTTTCCGCCGCAGCATTATTGAGTCAGAGTGGTACCAGAAAGAGTGGGCCAGCGTCTTCACGCTGTCGCGTGATCAGAACGTAAAAAGCCACTATGGGAATTCTTCGCGGGGTGCCATGTTCTCCACCGGCATGCAGGCAACAGCCACCGGTATGGGCGGTGACATCCTCATTTTTGATGATCCGCTCAACCCGGAACAGGCCATCAGCCAGGTGGAAAGGGAAGCGGTCAACCTGCGCTTTGATACTACGTTTCGCAGCCGGATCAATGATCCAGCCAAGGGCATAAAGATCATTATTATGCAGCGCCTGCATGAGCTTGATCTAACCGGCCACGTCCTTGCCCGCGAAAGCAGCCGCTGGAAGCATGTCAGCTTGCCCGCAGTCGCAGAGAAAGATCAGCCGTGGGAATTTCCTGAATCCAAGAAAGTCGTAAACCAGAAAGCCGGCGACCTGCTCTGGTCGGCGCGTCTGCCGCAATCTTTTCTGGATAGCCAGCGCGTCGGCATGGGTAGTTGGGCCTTCAACGGACAATACCAGCAAACGCCTGCGCCGCTCGATGGCGGCATCATCAAGCGCCAGTGGGTGCGCTTCTATCGGCAGATGCCGGAGAAATTTGAGTTCATGGTCCAGTCCTGGGACTGCACCTTCAGCGGCGGTCAGGAGAATGACTTTGTCGCCGGGCAGGTGTGGGGGCGCTCCGGTGGAAAATATTTTATGCTGCCGTACCGCACGTATGACCGGCTTGATTTTGGCCCCACCATGGCCGCCATCAAGGCTTGCCATGCCAAGTATCCGCAGGCCCAAGCCGTGCTGATTGAAGACAAGGCCAACGGCCCAGCCATTATCAGTGAGTTGCGGAAAGAAATTCCCGGCGTCGTGGCTGTCAATCCTGAAGGCGGCAAGATCGGCCGCGCCCAGGCCACCGCGCCCCTCTGGGAATCCGGCAGCATTGAGCTCCCAGATCCGCAGGTTTTCGGCTGCACCTGGATAGAAGACTATCTGCATAACATCTGCACGTTTCCCAAGGCCGCGCATGATGATGACATCGATGCCACCTCGCAGGCTCTCATCTATATGCGTAGCCGCCTCGGCGGCGGCATTGTTGAGTTCTATCGCCAGCAGGCCACAGGTGAAGTTGCGCCCGGACGAATCATCAAGCAGTCGGAACGCGCCTCAAAAAAAGACCATGGACCGCAAGCGCCCTCGCCTGCAGATTCGGTACTGAGGCGTAACGTGATGGACGCCGTCGCTCAAGGCAGTCATATCCAATGCAACGCCAAACAGTATCCGGAAATCCGTGGAGCATTGAATGAGGCTGTGGCAAGATGGAGCGGATCTGAAAACGAACCTCCGGCTGTGTGGGCGCGTAAGGAGATTGAGCGGTTAGATTTACTCTTCTCGAATCGCCAATTAGTGGGTGAGGAGATCCCAAAAATGACGGCACAAGGTCAAGAAGTGGCGAACCCCAATCCAGCCGTCATCCCGAGCTCCGTCACTGAGGGCGCGGTTTCTTCAGCGCCCGAATAGGAGCGAGGGACCTTGTGCCTGTTGGACCAACTAGTGTGGTGTCTCTGAAATAACTCGACAATGCATGCAATAACAAATCATTGTGGACCGCAGCCGCCCTTGGCTGCGCGGAATAATCTTTTGGGCAAGCAAGTATCGGCCCAACTCGTTGTAAAGGTATTTGTGAGACACCACACTAGCAATCGCGGCAACTAACATCCGCTCACGGCGCGATCCGCGGTCTCCAACGCGCGCGGTTTTCGTGTATTGGGTTGGGAATACGAAGCCGGAAGTGTAGGCAGGCGTTAACTCATATCTCTCAGGATGCGAGCCTTCACCAGCTCGAAAACATTTTCTCGAAAATGTGCTCGATAAGATTGATATTTATGAAAAATAAATTCCTGTGGGAACAGGTGGGCGATTATCGATTGACTCAACTGCTGCCGACATGAAACACCAAGCGCCGTTAGGCGGACCACAGGTCAGCTCACCCTGAAGGCGAGCATGCGAGCCGGGAAGGGTAGGCGATGAAAGAACTTGAGCTCCGTAATCAGTTTCTTGAATTCCGGCATTTGGTGTCTGACTTGGATTGTCATCCTGAGTAGACAAACATTATCCAGTGACGCAATGCTACCAGCACGAAACGCCAAGCGCCGTTAGGCGCGACCACAGGTTAGCCCACCCTGAAGGCGAGCGCATGCGAGCCGAGAAGGCTGAAAATAGATTCGAGCCCCGTAGGGGCGACACAACACGGCTTCAGCCTCCCAAGGTATCAAAGCGGATTTATCAACGCCGTCAATGGATTTTAAAATGGAATTTTCCCTTGCAGCACAAATCACGCTCCCCGGCTGAACATCTTGACCTGCTTCGCCGGATACGCGCACCGCTCCTTCACCGGACACTCATAACACTGCGGCGATTTATCCCGGCAGATTTCTTTGCCGTGTTGCCGCAACAAGAGATGCGCCTGGGCAATGGCGTCGGCCTTGCGGGGCAGCTCAGGTTTCAACGCCTCTTGCACAGATCTATACGCCGCGCCATAATTTTTCTGCCACCGTCCGTACCCAACGCGGGTCAGGACACGCAAGCCGTTCCACTCCAGCGGTAGTCCTGGCGATGCGCCGCAGAACATCAGTATCTTTTCCGCGCCGGGATCGCCAATGTTTGGAAACTGCTTCAACGCCTTTTTGGCCTGCGCATAGGGCAGCTTGAGTATCTGAGCCAGATCGCCATCAAACTGGCTCATGGTGATTCGTGCAATCTCATGCCAGCGGAAAACGCGCACCTTGGGACGCATGCCGCCCATCGTGGCCAGCGCTAACAGGGAATCGGGATCGGCTTTCAGGATTGCTTTTGCATTCAACCCGATTTGTTTTCGCAGGCCCTCGAACACTGCGGCGCGACGCTCGTCCGGCAACAGGTAGCATGCGTTTTCCCACATCACCAGCTCGAATGGCCCTTTGGCAGGCGGCACAGCGGGAGCGCCATAATGGCTTTTAAGCTTTGCAATGATTTTCTTGAATTCCGGCATTTGGTCTCTGACAGCATAAGCCACTTGTGTTCCGATTCGCGTTTTTTCGCGTCCATTCGCGGCTAAAAGCATCTGCGTTCATCTGCGGAAATCTGCGGCCCCTGAAAGGTTTCACCCCGGCAACCTGAACGCCCCGTCCTCTGTCTTTTCAATTTCGCCGGCTTCCGCCATGCGTCGCAGCACCGTGTGAATGGACGACAAAAGATTTACCTGGCTCACGCCGATGCCCATCTTCACCAGGTCCTCGCGGACATCGGTCGGGCTAAGCGCAGTCTGGTGTATGCGGAACAGCCGTCGTATGGAATCGGTAAATCCCGGCTTGGCGTCAATGGCAAAGCCCTCTACCAGGAGCAGTTTGTCGATCTCCTCCGGGTCGGCGCCGCACAACTCGCCCAGGGCCTTGACCGTTTGTTTCAGCTTGCGGATCTTCTGTTCCAGCTCGTCTCGTTTTTGTAGTTGTTGCAGCAGATCGAGCTTTGCTGTCGCGTATGCCTGCTTGTAAGTTTCGCGCGCCATAAGTGTCTGAAGTCTAAGCAGTGTCTAAATAATTGTCAATAGTTGACAATGTCCGATAATACGCGGAAAGTTCGTAAAAAAGTAGGCAATGTGATTTTTTCTATTGACTTCACGATGCGGATTGTCGTATAAGATGTCTATGCAGGGCGGAAGTTGGTTCTGCATAGCCGGGAGCGGCGCCGGCTTAATCAAACGGCCTGCAACCTTTCCAAGGCCGGCGTACCGTTTGCGTCTGCTGCGGGAACCTCATTCTGGGCTTTTGTTGTGGCGTCGTCCGCCTGGTTGGCTGGTATGCGCGTTCACATCGGGAGCAGAGCACAAGGACCCACGTGGGTTTTTACTCCATCGCAGAATGATAGGTTCCCAAAAACCGTCAAAAAGCGCTCCAAAGAGCCAAACTTTAAGATCAACAAGTTAACGGTTCTGTAGATTTTGCTGGTTCAAACCACCCGAGCTTGAACGCCCTGACTTTGAAGCCTTCAAGCTAAGGCTGCACGCACCAAATACCAAATCAAGTACTAAATACCGCTCCGTCTCAGGTCTTTCTATGCTCTCCAGCCTGCGTCTGGCGCAGAGGTGTTTCCATGGCACACGATCATAACGGACGTGCCGGTCCGCCGCGCTGTGAAGAATGTAACGCGCCCCTTAACTCTGACGACCGCCGTTCCGAGTCTGTGCTTGCGCGATCGCTTTGCCTCGACTGCCACCATGAACGCTATCCATTTCCCAGATTAAAGGGAAAGAAGTGGAAGAGGCGTCTGCGTGCAGTATCGCGTCACGGCTCGCCCGCGTTCTCTCCCCTCGGGAACGGCTCCGCTGCTGCACGGCGTGAGCCAATTAAAAGTAAATGCGATATCCAAATTGTTTTGTCATCCTGAGCGATGCCCGAGGGGAGCATGGCGATCCGAGGGCGAGTCGAAGGACCTATGTATTTGGCCTTTCAAAACCAGCAAAAATGCAAAGTCTGATCAGTGCCGATCAATCTGTCGGAATCAAGAAATCACGGAGACAATCATGAACAAAAAAGCCGCATCCCTCGCTATTCTCGCGCTGCTGTGTGCCACCACCCTTTTCGTCTTCTCTCAAACTTCCAGCCAGTTTCCTGAGATGGACAAAAACGGCAAGCCTGTGCTGCCGCGTCCCATGCCTCATCTTGTTTACTCTCCCACGGACCTGGCGCACGGTGGTGTCACTCTGCCTGCTTCCATCGGCGGCGCAACTCCCAACACCAGCATCATCCGTCTTGGAGACGCCACCAAGATGACCGTCTTCGCGTCCTGCACCCAGAACTTTGATCTGGTCATGAACGTCTACACGGCAGATGACCAAGGCCAGTCGAGCCCGAATTTCACCTTCTATAACAGCTACATCATTGCCACCAACATGACATCAGGCGCTCAACAGGCGTTCCTCGCAACCGAACTTGCTCCCACTGTGACGAGCGGAACGCTCGGTGCGCCCGTCCGCCTTCCGCAATTGGCGGTCTCATTCTTTGAGAAGAATCAAGTTGCTGTTGCCGGCACGTGCACTGACCGCGTCATCGTCGGCTACTAACACATACTCAATTTCAATGCTGCGAAAGGACTTGGAGCGCAGCGAGGAAATTGAGCTGCGATGGACCACGCGCCCAGCTTCTCCAAACCCTCCACTCTCGATCTGCCATCCCGAACTCCGAGGGCGAGCCTTCGGGTGAGACCGAGTGGGTGAGGGAACGGCTCCGCCGTAGCATCGCGTGAGCCATGATTGATTCCACTTTGCTTTCTCAAGTACACAAAAGTTTAGAGCGACATATGAAAAAGCAAACACAGCAGCGAGGCCGACTACGCGCCGAGTTGCCTGTCGCAGCGCAGAAAACACCTGATTTATCAACGCTGCGGAAGCGGTTTGGAGCGGAGCGACGTTATGAAACACAGCAGCGAGGCCGACCACTCGCCGAGTTGCCTGTCGCAGCGCAGAAAACACCTGATTTATCAACGCTGCGGAAGCGGTTTGGAGCGAAGCGACATTATGGATGGGAGCGACAAAGTATGAAATGGACAGGGGAATACATTATCGATGACGCAGGCCAATGCCGCTGGCATGAGGGCCTGCGTATTCAGGATGAGCACATGAAGTCCGCGTATCGTAAAAACTCTCTGATTGAATTCATCATTGAAACCTCCGCCGTGATGGGCGTGAAAGTGGGGATTGCCTGACATGTCGGAAACACTCAATGGCGGAAAACTTACTGCGCTCGAGCCTGGCTTCGTTGAGCGCGTCGGCCGCAAGCTGCGCAACACGCTCGACGTGTGGTTTGGTCCAGACCTGCCCATGTCGCCCAGCGCTCCCGCGGGTACTCCGCCGCGGACGCTGGATTACCCCGTCGGCTACAACATCAACATCCAGCCGCGCAACATGGAGCCTATCTCCTTTGAGCAGATGCGCTCGCTGGCTGATTCGTTTGATCTCGTACGTCTCTGCATTGAGACGCGTAAAGACCAGGTCAGCCGCATGCCATGGGCCTTCCGTTTGAAGACGCAGCCCGGCGCGCCCAAACGCTCCGCCAACACCAGCAACAGTGCCATCAGCGGCAATGACGATGAAGAGCAAGACCCGCGCCTCACGCAGCTGACAAATTTCTTTTCTTATCCTGACCGCGAACATAGCTGGCAACAGTGGGTCCGACTTCTGCTGGAAGACCTGCTCGTTCTCGATGCGCCTGTCCTTGTGCCTATCGTCTCGCAGGATGGCGAGTTGTGGTCTCCCGGCAAAGCGCTGTATGCGCTTGAGGTGATTGACGGCTCCACCATCGCACGCAAGATTGACGCCATGGGCCGCACGCCGGCATCTCCGGCCATTGCATACCAGCAAATCCTCAAAGGCCTGCCGGCCGTTGACTTCACTGCCGACCAGCTCATTTATCGCCCGCGCAACGTGCGAGCGCACAAGTTCTTTGGCTTCTCGCCGGTCGAGCAGATCATTCTCACCATCAACATCGGCCTTCGCCGCCAGATTCATCTGCTCAATTACTACACTGAGGGCAATGTCCCTGAAGCCCTGGCGCAGGTTCCCAAGGAATGGTCGGCTGACCAGATCAGCGAATTTCAGGAGTGGTTTGACAGTGCGCTGGCTGGAAACTCTGCTCGCCGCCGCCGTATCACCTTTGTTCCTGAGTGCGGCAATCTCCAGTTCACGCGCGATCCCATGCTGAAAGACGCGCTCGACGAATGGATCACCCGCATCGTCTGTTATGCCTTCGGTCTCTCGCCCCAGCAGTTTGTTAGCGTCATGAACCGCGCCACCGCTGAAACGAGCGTAGAGCAGGCGGCCGCGGAAGGTCTTGTTCCAATCCTCGGCTACCTGGCAGACACTATCAACTTCATCGTGACTCGCCACTTTGGCTTTAGCGACATCGAGTTTGTCTGGGAGCAGGACCGCACCTTGAACCCGCTTGAGCAGGCAAAGATCGATGACATCTATGTCCGCGCCGGCGTACTCTCCATTGACGAAGTCCGTGAAAGCCTGGGCAAGCATCCCATCGGTGCGGGTAACGCGGTGATCACCACGCGTGGAATCTTTCCTTTAGAGATCAAAGGCGCACAGCAGAACTCTGAGTTGCCAGAAGATGTTCAAGCTGGCGCAGAATCTCAACCGCTGTCATCCTGAGCGACACGCGCGCCGAAAGTTATCAGCAATTTTCGGAACCATCACCCACCAAGGCAGCCCAACGGCTGCCTTTTCTTTTGGAGCAAACATGAAATCCATGAACCTCTTTGCCCAGATCGCCAAGATCGACGAATCAAAACACGAAGTCTGGGGCGTCGCCACCGCCGAGATCGTCGACAAAGAAGGCGAAATCTTCGACTACCAATCCTCCAAGCCTTATTTCAAACGCTGGAGTGACGAAATCTCCAAAGCCACTGACGGCAAGAGCCTGGGCAACGTCCGTGAAATGCACGAGCCCAGCGCCGTCGGCAAGCTCGTCGCAATCGCGTTTGATGATGATCTAAAACAGATACGCGTCGGCGCCCGCATTGTTGATAGCGTCGCCTGGCAGAAGTGTATGCTCGGCGTTTACACCGGCTTCAGCATCGGCGGTGCCTACGTCGATGCATGGAAGGACGGCGAGTATGTCCGCTTCACCGCCAACCCCGTCGAAATCAGCGTGGTCGATAACCCTTGCGTTCCCGGCGCGCATTTCACCGCCGTAAAAGCCGACGGCACCTGCGAAGTCCGTAAGTTCACCCACCGCACAGACATCAACAAGATCCCGGGCGATTCACGCTCCGGAGCAAAGACAGGAGATCAAAGCACAATGCTGGAAGCAAATGACAAAGCGCAATTGGAAAAGGCACGGGCTAGTTCCGCATCTGCGCTCGCCAAGCTGGCTGAAATGGAGCAGGAAGTAGCCGGCTTGCGCAGCGAAATGGAGAGCAATAACCAGGAGATCCAGCGTTCGCTGACCAATCTCCTCTCACTGGTGGAAAAGCTTGTCTCGCCGCAGGAATCTTCGGCGCGCGTGGCGCGCACCGGCGTGCCCACTCAAACCGTTACCAAAGAAAACGATGCGCGTCCCGCTCTGGCCAAGTCTGCCGGCGAACCCACCGTACATGAGCTGCTCAAGCGTACGTTGCAACAGCCGCAGCCTGCCTCCGTATATCTGCGCTAGAACGCCGCACCCGCGATCTCTCGCAAAGTTCCATTCAACTTTAAACCGCAATTCTCCAGCGGAGAAAAGGACTAGAAAAATGTTTGGCGATCTCAGTCAGCAGACGTTTGATCTGCTCAACAAGGCGGACCTGTCTTCCTTGAACAAAACCACCATTAGCCAGGCCACGATTAGCGGTGTGGCTGGCAACTTGAACGCGTTTGATCTACGCGGACCGGCGCTCCAACTTTATCCGGTCATCACGCCGCTGCGTAACCGCCTGCCCCGGCAGGTAAGCGACCGTGGCGATCTCGCCACGCGCTGGAAGGCGATTACCGGCGTCAACACGCAGGGTTTCGAACTCGGCGTCGCTCCGGGCCGTCGCTCGGCGGAAATGAGTGTCACTGAGCAAGATTACGTTGCGTCTTACGCAGGGCTCGGACTGGAAGCTTCCATCGACTGGGAAGCAGTATGGTCCGGCGGCAAAGAGTTCGATAACAAAGCTACTCTTGTCCAGTCATTACTGCGCGCAGTCATGATCGGCGAAGAGAATGTGATTCTCAATGGCAATGCATCCATGCCCTTGGGCACGCCCACCGCGCCAACCGTTGCGTTGTCAAACGGTGGAACACTCGGCTCCGGACTGAGCCTACTTGTTTTCGTGACGGCCCTCACCGCGCGTGCGCTTGCCAATTCCACCGTCTCCATCAGTGGCGTGCCTTACGGCCAGGTAACGCGAGTCAACATTGACGGTACTTCCACGCAGTACGGCGCGGGCGCCAGCGCCATCAGCGCTGCATCGTCCGCTGCGGTTACTACCGCAGGCCAGCAGACAGTGGTTGCCACTGTGCCAGCGGTGAAAGGTGCAGCCGGATACGCATGGTATATCGGCACCAGCGCGGCAACTGCGACCTTGAACACTATCACCACCGTGAACAAGGCCACTATCAGCGCTCCGGTTGCGGGCACGCAGTTGGCCAACGCCGCAAACTCCGGCACAGATGGATCCGCCAACGCGCTGGTGTTCGATGGCTTTCTCACGCAGGCCTTGAAGTCCAATGCCGGCTACTTCGCCTCGCTCGACGCCAACACTCTCACCGCCGACCAAGCCAACGGCATCCTGGAAATTGATACAGCCTTGCAGTGGTTCTGGGACAACAAGCGACTCAGCCCCACGGAAATCTGGGTGAACTCCCAGGAAGCTCGCAACATCAACAAAAAGATCGTTGCTTCCGGCGGCGTGCCACTGTTCCGTTTCACTTTGCCGGGAGGCACTGGATCGGAAGACGACAAGCCAGCTCTGCTGGGCGGCGCCAGTATTGCCAAGTACTGGAACAAGTTCACGCAGCAGTTCCTGGATATCCGCATCCATCCCAACCTCGCTCCGGGGACGATCTTCTTCAACAGCTCGGAGATCCCGTACCCGCTTTCCGGCGTGGACAACGTCTCTTTCGTCCGCTGCCGCCGCGACTATTACCAGATCGAGTGGCCCGTGGTTTCACGCCAGTATGTCTATGGCGTCTATGCCGACGAAGTCCTCGTCTGCCGCGCACCGTTCTCGCTTGGCGTGATTGCCAACGTTGCCAATGGATAAACGATTCATCGGCGGCTTGATTGCCGCGAATCGCCGCCGATGCTCCTCGCCTGCCAACCAGCAGGCTTGAAGGAGAAAGGAAGGCAGTCTGAGGTCCCTCTGCCCAGACTGCCTTTCTCTTAGTTCACAAAACAGCGTTGCTCTGCGAACTGCTTCTTTTTGGAGGTTACCGATGGCTGCCGCTCCTGACGATCTTTGCACCGTTGCAGAACTCAAATCGTGGCTGCCCAACCAGGGCAATAACGATGACGTTACTCTGCAAAGCCTTATCACCAACGCCAGCTTGCAAGTGTTGCAGTACATTGACCGGCCACACATTTTGTCGTCGGTGCTCGGCCCTCTAACGGAAAACTATGACGGAAATGGTTCAGACCGGCTGCTGCCGCGCAATTTTCCCATCACCGCTGTCAGCAGTGTCAGCATCGATGGTGTGAATATTCAGGCGGCGACTACTTCCACCACCGCGGGTTATCTGTGGGACGGGCGACGCATCTTGCTGCGCGGCTTTCGCTTCTGCCGCGGTGTACAGAACATTCAGCTTTCGTATTCCGCAGGCTATCCCAGCGTGCCGCTCGATTTGAAGCAGGCGGCGATTGAGGCATTCGCCTTGACCTATCGTCAGCGAGTGCGCATTGGCGAAAAATCCAACAGCATGAGCGGCCAGGTAAACGTTTCGTTCGATATGGGCGACGTTCCGCCGCGTTCCATGGCCATTTTCAGCCAGTACCGGAGGTTGGCGCTGTGATTAGCATACAAATGGACAATTCTCAGTTAATGCGGTTACGCGAGCGCCTCGTCCAGCTTCCACCTTCGCTGATCAGTCATGTATATGCCGCACTGAGGCCGCTTATGCAAGAGGCGCTCTTCGATAAATTGAATGACCACTTTGATGGCTGTGGGCCAGAAGGTGGGCCGACGAATCCCACCATGCTCACCCAGCGTACAAGTAATCTGTTCTGGTCAGTCTACCGGTCATTGCAAATGTCAGAAAGTGGTACTGACCTCAAAATAAGCATAGGCTCCGATTTGCCATATGCTCGCATTCACGAATATGGCGGTTATACCGGGAGACGCGGGCCATTCAAAAAGGCGAATGGCCGCAGACCCTACCTTGCTCCCAGACCATATTTACACCCAACGCTTGACGATCTCTCTTCGGTCTTGCCAGAACTATTGGAAAAAGCGATTCAGCAAGTGCGATCGAACTTACAGGTGCAGGTGTGACCCATGATTTTTCCTCGTGAGCAAATTTATTCCGCGCTGTTCTCCGTGTTGCAGGGCGCGCTCCTCACGCCGGCTGGTCCGTTCAAAACGGTCAGCCGGCGCTGGCAGGATCCTTCGCAGCTCTCGCCCGCGGACCGTCCGTCGCTGTACCAGGTGCAAAAGGACGAGCTGACGGGAACCAGCGTGAATGGCCTGCCGATTCACGCCAAAATGGCGGTCGATCTCGTTATTTACACCGCAGGAGACAGCGAACCAAATTCCATCCCTTCCACCGAACTGAATTCACTTCTGGATGCAGTAGAAGCGGCCATTCGCAGCGCGACGCCGGGAATTGCGCAGTCACTGGGCGGCAAGGTTTCGCATTGCCGTATTGAAGGAAAGATAGAGATCGTTGAAAACGTTATTGGCTCCATGGCGCTCGCCGTTGTGCCGGTAGAAATTCTCACCACCGCGTAAACACCACCTTCAGTTCACAGGCCGCGTTCATTCGGCGGCCTTCAATTTATGGGAGTGCAGGGCCGGCTCCCCAAAAGGAGAAACAAAAATGTTTGAATTTGGATCAGGCACCTTGTGGGGCTTTCCCGTGGGCGGTAATACCGCCGCCAACCCCACTCCCATGAAATTCGGAACGTTGCAGGACGTGTCACTCGATATATCGGGTGACGTCAAGCAGCTTTACGGACAAAAGCAGTTTCCTGAGGCCGTGGCCCGGGGAAAATGCAAGATCACCGGCAAATCCAAGTTTGCCGCCATCAACGGCAAAATGCTGAATGACCTGTTCTTCGGGCAGACGATGCCCGCCGGCATGAAACAGGTTTCTCTTGACGAATCTCACCCCGTGCCCGCTACGCCTTTCCAGGTGACAATTGCCCCGCCAAACTCAGGCGTGTTTGTGCAGGATTGGGGAGTACGTTACGCGGCCACCGGGCTCCCATTTACCCGCGTTGCCTCCGCCCCTGTGTTGGGACAGTATTCCGTCACCGCAGGCGGCGTTTACACGTTTTCCTCGGCGGATAACGTGGCTGGCGCCGTAGCTCTTATCAGCTACACATACTCGCTTGCGGCTGTTGGATCGCAGCTCAACATTACCAACCAGCTCATGGGCTTTGCGCCGACTATCCAGGTGCTGCTGGAAAACGTGTACAACGGCAACCAATTCAACGTGCTGCTCTACTCGGTTGTAGCGTCGAAGCTCAGCTTTGCCACCAAGCAGGAAGACTTCATCATTCCTGAGTTTGACTTTGAGGCCTTTGCAAATGCCGCCGGCCAGGTCATCGACATGTATTCCAACGAATAGCTCTCTCTCCAATGCGGGCCGGGTTCCTTGCCGCGCCCGCTTTTTTCATCCATCGGCTTTGCCAATTTTTATCAGGAGGAAATCAATGCTTAAGCAGCAAACTGTCCCAACATCAATGGGACAACTTACGGTGTCATCGCTTACGCTCGGTGAATTACGCCAGCTCGATTCGTTGTTCCAGGAAAAAGCTTCCGCGGAAACCACCGGACTGGCTTCGTTGCTTCGATATCTGCCCGTGATCCAGAATGCCGTAAGAAAAGTGCACCAGGACCTAACCGCAGAGCAGCTTGAGAACGGCCTTACGTTTGATGATTTCAATGTTCTTTTCAACGCCATGCTTGAAGTCTCCGGTCTGAAAAAGGCGGTCGCGGGGGAACCGACTCCGGTACCGGTATAGCCGACTGGCCGTTTATTTTTGGCCACGTCGCCACCGCTACCGGATGGACGTTTTCTGAGATCGAGAAGCTTACTTTGTGGGAGCTTAACGATCTTATGGCCTACTGGAAGGATTATCCGCCGACTCACGTTCTTGTAGCCGCATATCTCATGGGCGGAAAGCGGAAAACAACCGGCAAGACTCGAAACTTTACTGACGGATCCTTCAACGAGCTGACGCAAGCCGTCTCTTTCGCTGGCGGAAGTGTCACCCAAAAACTTCCGCAGCTCTACAAGGCTTAACTTTTTAAAGCATAACGCGCCGGCTTCAAGGTCGAACTCTTTAGAATGTTCGTTTCTTTTCTAGAGCTAATTTTGATCTTTACAACCAGCGAAATATTCCAATAGTATCTGCAATTCCAAGGAGAGTAGCTCATGCGAAAAGCAGGCATCCTGCTGCTGTTTGTTTTATTGGGTTGTTCCAGCAACAAGTTGGATCAGAGTACTGCCGAGGGGTTAGCGAAAAGAATTCTATCTTCAAATCCAGCCAGGTTCAGCCTCGATGTGGGCCGAGTTGGCACTCAGTGCCCTTACCTGAATGACAAAGGGCAGCAAGCGGAATTACCCCTGGACCTCACGCCTCAATCGCAACCCACTACGGTCTTTGCTGAGACGGCCGGCTACGTCACGGTGAATGCTGACGGGGATGGGTATTGGAAAGTGGCGCTTACGGACCAAGGAAAAAAGCTTTTTCAAGAGAGCGGCAGCAGACATCTGAGCAATCCGCCGCTTAATGGCTGCGATTACGAAACCGATTTCTTCAACGTTGCTGTACCGGAACTGGTGAAGGTGGCCGCCATTACCCCCGGCGAAAGTTCCACTGAAATCACCTTTGTGTGGAAGTGGAACGTCACTGATCTCGGACGAGAGTTGCGCCAGGACGGAAAACTTTATCCCATGCTTGCTCCCCCTCAGCGCAAGGAACTGCAGCGGTCTATAAACCATCCAGACTTTGGTTTTCAAAAGCTCACCCTGCCTGTGCCTCAGGAAGACTTCACCGGGACCGGCAGCGTTCGCGTCAAAAAAGGCGCGAATGGCTGGGGGCCAGCGTAGGTGGGGAAACAAGGATTTTAGCCGGATGAAAATGATTAGGGAATGAGATAAAGCAAGCTTCAGGGACAACCGAATAGAAATTGAGGAAAAGTGCATGCGAACTTTATTTTTACTGTCAATTGCTCTCTTAGTTAGTGGATGTTCGGGCAAAAAGGATAATGCGAGCCCTAATCCTTCGCCCGCTCAGTCTGCCAGCACAGCAGCGATCGCGGGTGCCTAAACCTGGAGCGTGGGTGCGCCTTGAGGACACAGACCAGATGGATGGGCACAAAACCGTGTCATACACAACTCGTTCTACAAACACAATTCATCTCACCTCTCGTGAAGGTCCAGTAAACATGGGGTTTATATGCGAGAAGAATGTCATGACCTACGTAGACTCTGGGCCAGTTAGTTCGAAGGGTATACGTTACAAGTTCGACGACGAAGCACCATATGCGATTGGCTGGTATGTCTTAAATAATGCTGTGGGCGAATCCACATCCAAAAGCTTTCTCGACCAGATGATGAAGGCAAAAACCTTTAAATTTGAATTCACCCCTGTCGGTCAAGCCCCGCAAGTTGCTTCTTTTGACTTGGGGAACTTAAGGGAGCTAATTCAAAACGAAAAAGTCTGCGACTTTCAAAAAAAAGCTACAGGCTATTAATCACTTATTTTGCCTAATTCAGCAGCCCTTCTCGGGGCTGTTTTTTTATTGCTCCAAAACAGTGTCTGGAGAAACCAAGCTATGTCCGAAATCATCAACATCGAGATACAGGCCGACCAATCGGGGGCCGAAGAAGCGCTTAAGCAGGTCAACAATTCGCTGAAAGAAGGCACGGAGGCCGCCGAAGCCCTGAGCCATGCTCTCGATGGCGATGTTGCCGGCGCGTTTAAGTCTCTGGGCGAACTGAGTAAGACCTTAGGGGTTGAGCTCGGCTTGGCGTTCAGCCCGGCCGAAATAATCGCGTTCGTTCAGGTCATTGCCGATGTGACCGACAAGCTGAGCAAGCTGATCGCGGACACCTTCATCTATACCGACGAGCAAAAGGCGCTGGATGCGCAGATCAAATCGTCAAATCAAGTTATCGCGGGTTATGCAACGGATATCAAGAAGTTGGATGATGAATTCGAGAAGATGGGCAAGACCGCGTCCCAGAAAACCGCGATCGATATCGCAAAGCTGAAGTCCGAATTGAAAGATGCCAGCGAGGCGGTGTTTACGCTCACGGGAGACCTGAAGCAGGCGAAAGAGAACGCTGCGGACCCCAATCTCATTAATGCGCTGGGCAACGCCAAGGCAATACCCGGCCTTAACGACGCGCTTGGAGTTGCACAACAGCATCTAAAACTTCTTAATGCCCAGATGCGCAATCTCAAAGAGGCATTCCGAGAGCAACACGCCGCCGAATCAGAGCTAAATGCTGAAGCACAGAAGAGTAAGGCCGCATTCGCAAAAGCGCAGACGGACAAAGTCGCTACTGTAAATACAACCACTTCGACCATTATTTCAATTGACGAAAAGGGTAACCAGCAAGCAATGGCGGCAGACTTTGCCGCAATCAAAGCGGAGAACGATGCTGTCATTAAGGCTGCCAATGAACAACTTCAGGTCTGGGACGAGAGTTATAAGGGCCAGATTGAAGTCGCCGAGATCGCCAGCGAATCGAAAATCCAACTTATCACCCAGGACTTTGAAAAAGGCAAAATCACGCAGCAGCAGGAAATCGCTCTGATCGCCAAGGCAAAGCAGGATGAGCTTGCCCTGGAAATCTATTACCAGCAGCAACGCCAGGCACTCTGGGACAAAGATCCAAAGAAGGTTCAGGAAATCCAGAACCAGATCAACAAAATCAAAGCGCAAAGCGAACTCGTTGGCGCCAAGGCACAGACTGACGGCTTGAGGGTCCAAGAAAAGAATCTTACCCAGTTCTTCTCCAAGGTCAAGAGCGCCATGGATCAATCCATCAGTGGTCTTCTGAAGGGAACAGAAAGTTTCTCCAAGGCTTGGCAAAACATGTGGTCGGACATGGTGATTTCCATGGTGCAAAAGCTAGCAGACATGATGCTGAAGTGGATTGAGCATCACGCAGCCATGCTGGTAATACATACCACGGAAAAAGAAGGAGAAGTTGCAGCGGACGGTTCTGCGGCGGCCGAATCAAAAGGGATCAGCCTGGCTGATGCGATTGCCAAGATCCATCACAGCGCGGCAGCCGCAGCCTCGCGAGTGTATGAAGCAGAAGCGCCTCTGGGACCGGTCATTGCCGGTTTGCTGGCGGCTGGAACATATACCGCTGTACTGGGATTTGGGGCGATGGCATCAGCTGAAGGCGGCCAATATTACGTTCCCAACAATCAGCTCACTATGCTGCATCCGCAGGAGATGGTGCTGCCGGCGGGAATCGCCAACCAGATGCGTAGCGTCATTGGCGGTGGGGGAAGTGGCGGCTCCGGCGTGACCGTGGTCGTAAACCACTCTGTCAGCGCCGTGGATGCAGCGTCATTCCAGGGGCACATCCGCCGGCACAGCAACATGATCGCCAATGAAGTAACGCGGGCGCTCAAGCGGAAAGGAGCAAGATGAGCAACCTTCTCTTTCCCAAAGTTCGGGGCCTGGGCTGGACCATTACGAAGAATCCCACGTTCTCAACAGAAATCCAATCCTCACTTGCCGGCCGCGAAGTGAGGGTGCAGAACTTCCAGAACCCGATCTGGGAGTTCACCCTGGCCTATGAATATTTGTTGAACGATCCGAGATCGAGAGACGAAAACGAACAGACGCCGTTGGAAACGCTCGTCGGTTTCTTTCTGGCCCGCGGCGGACAGTTTGATGATTTCCTGCTCAATGAAAGCGACTTGACGCAACGGCTGGAAGATTCAGTTTATTCCGGCCAGCCAATTGGGACCGGCGACGGCTCGACTAAAAACTTTCAGCTTGTGCGCAATGTCGGCGGGTTTCTGGAAGCTTGCCAGAATCCGGCGAACCAGGCAGCGACCATCTACGATAACGGAACGGCGCAAGCCACCAATACTTACACCATCACCAACGGCCTGGTGCAGTTTACGAATGCGCCAGCGGCAGGACATTCCATCACAGCCGACTTTACATTCCTGCACCGCGTCCGGTTTGATGTCGGAACATCGCGAGGCAGCTCTTCCAGTGGAACCCGCGAAGGAATTGAATTGAGCAACTTCTATTTCAATCTCTATGAATGCAAGGAAGTGCAGCTGATTTCAGTGCGCAAATAAAAGATTTTTACCACAGAGGACATAAAGGAGCACAAAGCGAAGCCTCTTCGTGTTTCTTTGTGTCCTTGTGGTTCAAGGGTTGATATGAAAACACCGACAAATATCGGCGGCAATAATTTGGTTACCTGGCTCCAGAGCGCAACAGAGATCCGCATGGCCGATCTTTACACGATTACTCTCAAGAATGGCGTTACGTTGCGTTTCACAAGCTGGGACATGAACCTTACGGTGCTGGGAAATACTTTCCTGACCGGCCCGCCGAATATTGCGCGATCGGCAATTGAAGAGAGGCTCGGCATGGACGTGGCAACGCTCGAGGTCACAATCGAAGCCAGCCTGGCCGATCTCATTAACGGCGTGCCGATCCTGCAAGCTATTGGGCAGGGGCTGTTCGACGGCGCGACATTTCGTATCGACCGCCTGTTCATGGATTCCGCTTCGAACCAGATTGGTACGGTTGTGAGGTTTTCCGGCTTCATCGGCGCATTGGATGAACTGACGCGCTCATCGGCGAAGCTCTCCGTCAATGCCGGCACGGCTTACCTGAGCATGCAGCTTCCGGCGGTGATCTTGCAACCTGGATGTACGAATACGCTCTTTGACGCGCGCTGCGGATTGATTAAAGCCAGTTTTGCCGAAGCAAACGTTGTACAGGCTGGAAGCACGGTCAACAAACTGCTGTCGCTTTCCGCCAAAGGCGACGGTTATTACGACAACGGTCAAATCACTTTTACATCGGGAGCGAACGCCGGAATAGTCAAAGCCGTAAAGACATATTTCGCCACGGGTGGCCCGTTCTTTACCTTCAATTCTCCGCTGCCGTTTGCGCCTACCGCGGGAGATGCATTCACGGCTTATCCGGGATGCGACAAAACCCAGGCCACCTGCGCCAGCCCCAAGTTTTCCAATCTGGTGAACTTTGAAGGCTTTCCTTACGTGCCGGCGCCGGAAACCGCTATTTAAGAGGGACTGCAAAATGCACCGACTGACGACCGAGCAGCGCAGCAATATTGTGCGCGCAGCCAAAGAGTGGCTAGGCACTCCATACCACCATCATGCGCGGGTAAAAGGCGCGGGCGCAGATTGCGCCATGTTTCCACTGGCTGTATATCAGGAGTGCGGCGTTTTGCCGCGAGAATACAGGCCGCCGCACTATTCGGTCCAGTGGCATCTGCACCGAAGTGAAGAACTTTACTTGAATGAAATTGAAAAGTTTGTGACCGAAACAGAAGCTCCGCCACAGCCGGCAGACTTCATTGTTTTTCGCTTTGGACGGACGTTCTCACATGGCGCCATCGTGGTGGAATGGCCAATCGTCATCCACTCTTACATTCCTCACGGTGTTCTTTTGAGTGACGCTTTGCGCGATGGCGAACTGCTGGGCAGGGAACACAAATGTTTTGAAATGCGGCTAGCAGCGGCGATGGAAACCGCGCGTCGACTCAACGACGATTCACTGATGAAAGTCACGTTATAAACACCAGAAAAGATGGGGGTCGGTATATATGGCTTTGATGGGCGGAAAAGGCGGCGGCAAGAACGCGCTCGCGGCAAAACCGAATCTACTTTCCGCGTTGCGCGTACAAACCAGCTCGTATGGGCAGGTGATCCCAATTGTCTATGGACAGAACCGCATTGCAGCGCGGCTGATCTGGGCAGGCGACTTTCAGGCCATTCCGCATACCAGCACAACCAAGGTCGGAGGCAAAGGGCTGGGCTCCGGCGGCGGCAATGCGGTAACCAATACCACATACACCTATCAGACCGCCGTGGCCATGGCGCTGTGCCAGGGGCCGATCCTGAACATCCACAATGTCTGGGACACAAAAGGTAAATTGACCATGATTTCCGCCACCGTGCCATTTACCGTGCCGGGCGGCGGCGGCGGAGTCACGGTCACACCGCCGGGAACGGGAGTATTTCATTCGCACCGGGGCGTAGGGCGCGCGGACACATGGAGCGTCACTCCAAACGACTTCGGCTCAGACGGTTCATTTAGTATTTCCGGAACGCAGCAAACGCCCATGGTGCAAGTCGGCAGCTCACCCGGCGCGGGACAGTTCACGCAATCAGGCGCAACATTCACTTTCTCCGCCGCCGATGCCGGCAAGGTGATAACCATAAGCTACGTCTACTCCATTCCGGATTCCAATTCCAACGGCCAGCCACAGCAGAAGCTAAGCCTCACGGTTTTTCTGGGCACGCGGCCGCAGACGCCGTGGAGCTATCTGACCTCAGCGCATCCGGGGCAGGACCTTGGCTATAACGGGATCGCTTACGTCGCGTCATCCGCCATGGACCTGGGTACTTCCGGAACGCTGCCGAATTTGAGCTTTGAAGTATTGGGCGTGCTGCCCTTCGGCGCCGGAATAGCGGATGCGGAGCCTTCAGCCATCATCACGGACCTGCTGGCGAACCAGTTCTACGGCATGACCGGCGTGGTGTCGATCGGCAACCTAACGCAGTACAAGAATTTCTGCACCGCCAACGGGCTTTTTCTTTCGCCGGTGCTGGACGCGCAAAAAGACGCAAGCGCCTGGATACAGGAGATTCTCGATATCACCAATGCCGCAGCGGTGTGGAGCGAAGGCGTTCTGAAGATCATCCCTTATGGCGATACAACGGCTGTGGGCAATGGAGCAACTTTCATTCCCAACACCGCGCCCATTTACGATCTCACAACGTCTGATCTTTTGACGCCGGTAGTGATCAAGCGGCCATCGGTGGCGGACGTGATGAATTCCGTTTCGATTGAGTTTGCCAATCGCGCCAATGACTACAACCCTGACGTTGCCGAAGACAAAGATGATGCTATGATTGCGCTTTACGGTTTACGCAAGGCGTCGCCGGTGCAGGCGCATTCCATCACCACCACCACTGTGGCAAAGTTCACGGCGAATCTGCTGCGTAAAAGATCGGTTGAAATCCGCGCAACGTACACGTTTTCTCTGGGCTGGCAATTCAACCTGCTGGAGCCCATGGACCTGGTAACGCTCACCATCCCGGAACTTGGCTACAACAAAAAGCCGGTGCGGATCACGGCCATGCGCGAAGACGATTCCGGCAAGCTGGAAGTGGATTGCGAAGACTTTCCCTGGGGAACGGCAGCGCCAACGCTCTATCCGCATCAGGCGGGCTCAGGGTTTATCACGCAAGCCAATTCAGATCCCGGCGCGGTTGCAACGCCGATTATCTTTGAAGCCAATGACCGGCTCAGCTTGACAGGAAATTATGAAGTGTGGCTTGGAGTGTGCGGGCCAACGGTGGCAATCACGGCAGCTTCAAACGCTACGCCTATCCAGATCACGGCCAGCAATCACGGCTACAAGAACGGCCAGAAAACAACCATCTCAGGCGTTTTGGGCAATACCGCGGCCAATGGAAACTGGACTGTAACGGTTGTCGATCCCAATAATTTCACGCTGAACAATTCCGTGGGCTCCGGCGCTTATACCTCCGGCGGAGTGGCGGTCAATCAGGATTGGGGCGGTTGCCACGTCTGGCTCTCGCCGGACAACAGCAATTACGTTCAGGTCGGGACCATGTACGGCCCTTCGCGCATGGGCGCGGTCACGGCGCAGCTTGTATCTTCGTCTGATCCTGACACCACGCACACTTTAGCGGTCGATGTAACGCAATCCAGCGGAGTGCTGAATTCCGGCTCGCAGTCTGACTGTGACAACTTCCGCACGCTCTGTTACGTCGATGGCGAGCTGATCAGCTTTGAAGACGCGACGCTTACCGGATCGTTTAAGTATGACCTGGGCGCACACGGTTCAGCGCAAAACATTACCGGCGCCACCAACGCCAGCCCGATTCAGATCACCGCAGCCAATCATGGCCTCGACAGTGGAGAAACCGTTGTAGTGGCCTCAGTCGGCGGGAACACGGCGGCCAATGGAACATGGGTGATTATCGTCACGGGAGCGAACACTTTCACCTTGAACGGATCGACCGGCAACGGAGCATACACATCGGGTGGAACGGCGACTGTGGCGGCGCGGTTGCGGCGCGGGGTCTTCGGCTCGCCCATCGGAACGCACAATGCAGGCTCAGTCTTTCTCCGGCTCGATGATGGCGTGTTTGTCTGGGAAGCCGATCCCACTCTTGTCGGAACGACGATCTATTTCAAGTTCACCAGTTTTAATTCTCAGGGCTTGATGGAACAATCGCTGGCCAACGCCACGGCCTACAGCTTCGCCTTTAACGGGATCTTCGGCAACCATGATGAGACGCCGGCCAACAATGCCACCATTGATTCACAATTCGTTTCCGGCACCGCCGTCAACATCAGGATTTTCGGGCCTTCAGGCGTCGGCAACAGCTATACCGCCTGGAAGATGAAAGACCAGGGCGCTCTCAGGACCATTCCGGCGCAAACCATCAACACGGTCGATGTTGTCGGGGGCGCTCCGCAAGTCAGCACGGTTTACTGGATTTCTTACGATTTCAATGCGGCCACGCACCGGGCATGGGCCAACTACAACGATTATGTGCAGGCCGTCTATCGCGGCCAGATGCGTGTAGGCTCATTGACCACGGTAAATAGCTCCGGTACCGGCGGCAGCAGCGGAGGACTCGGCGGAAACACCACCGGCGGATCGGGAAGCACCGGCAATAACAAACTTCCCCAGATGTAAAAAAATCGGCTCTTAGCTCTTGGCCTTTAGACCAAACCTTTTTTGCCGCGAATCAACCCAATGAAAACGAATCTGATTCTGTTCATTCGCGAAATTCGCGGCTAGCCCTTTTTCAGGAGATTCCATTGAAGAAACTTTTTCTTGTCTCTGTGTTCCTCTGTGTCCTCTGTGGTTCAGGATTTGCCCAGAACCTCACCACAGTATCAGCGGCCAACATTATCGACATCAACGGCTCCAAGCTTGCCGCCGGCCAGCTCTGCTTTCTGATTACCGATCAGAGCGACAACCCGATATCGGTTTCCATTGGCGGTGGCGGACAGGCGCTCAAGCGGGGCTATTGCTCCGCCGTGACCGCCGGCGTGGTCACGGGTTTTACCGTGCCCAATCCGGCCAACACGTCGCCCACGGGAATTTACTATCGCGTCACGGTAAAGGATTCCAGCACAGGGCAGGAAGTGTTGCGGTACACGCTGGTTTCTTTCACCGGGGCCACCTTCAACTTCGATAACTACGCGCCCACCAATCTTGCGCAAGGGGCCCCGCTGAGCGGGACAACAGTAAGCGGCAACCTCTCAGGCAACGGCAACGCCACTTTCACCGGGACCGTGACAGGATCGAACATTCCGGGGAACATCCTTCAGCAGATTTTCAGCTCAGGCGTAGGCCAGCCGCAGCGCACGGCTTTCAATATGATGGCCGGGCTCACCTGTTCCGATAATGCCGGGACTTCACGCACGGATTGCCGCCTGGGGACCTTGACCACAGTCACCTTCTCCGCCACGCCCACATTTGACGCATCCACGGCTTCAACCTTTAAGCTCACCTTGACTGGAAACGTGACCAGTTCCACGCTGAGCAATGCCGTGGCCGGCGAGCCGCTGGCCTTTGAAATCTGCCAGGACGGAGTTGGGGGCCGGACATTTGTTCCGCCCGCCAATGTTTTGAACATGGGAATAATCGCGAGCGCGGCTGGAGTATGCAGCACTCAGGAATTTTGGTTCGACGGATCAAATGCAGTTTCTTCCGGGCCAATGCAGAGCAGTGGCGGATCCATTATTCCAGGAACGCTCTCCGTGGCAGGAACTGCTTCGCTGAGCAACGTAAATATGGGTGCCGCTAATACGCTTGGTGTTGCGACGATTAAACAAGTTTCTGGCACAACGGCGTTTAATATCGCAGACAACCTCGGTGTAAGCCATTTCTTTATTTCAAACTCCTCTCCTTATTCCAACACGTTCGTACAGGGGAATACTAGCGGCAGTGTTTTCCTCGGTTCCGGAGCAAAAACAAACGTTTCAGACGTTACGGGAACGATCACGACGGCTGGCGGCATTACCCTCCAAACTACTGCGCAAACCCTTCCAGCTAGCATCACAAATGATGCAGCAGGCGGAATTCTCTTCACGAACAATGCTGGCAGCTCAATACAATTAGGAAATGGCGGCACTCTCTTTCTAAATAGCCCACAGGGCATCCGGTGGACAGGTGCAACATCGGGCAATACGATCGTCCAGGCGTCCTCAGTTGCGGGCGCTGGCATTCTCACTTTACCCGCAGCGGTGACAGATACCTTGGTTGCACGGACGACGACGGACACCTTGACCAACAAAACGCTGGGCGGAACTACTCCATTAAATCGATTGAGAGCGAATCAAGGCACGCCGGTTGTGATTGGCGATTGGGCCATTACTGGCCTTGGCCTAGGAAGTTGGGGCAATACCGCGAGCGTTGTCTCGGTCTCTGGTAATGATACTGCGGGTACGGTTTTGATCGCGTGCTCGGGCACAGGACAATCAGCAAATCCCGGGTTTCGGCTAACTTTTCACGACGGTGCTTTTCCGACGGCCCCAGTAGGTCTGGCTACTAGGGGGGACGGGTTTGCTCCCGCAGTGCCGGCAGCTACTTTCGGCATGTCGACGACCGTCGCGCTCTTCGGGCTCAACGGGACGTGCGTCGCCGGGAACAATTATGCGTTTTACTACTGGGTGATCGGAAACTGACATGGTTCAGTAGGTTGCCCCGCAAACTTGAAGAGACACACTCGAAAAATGCCGAAGCCGATTCTGCATTTGCTCTCAATGAAGATACAGAAAGTGGAGGTTAGCGCTTGAACGCCACCCCGAACCGTTTGCCGGCCAGCGCCAGGCCGACCTGCTTGCCGGTGATGAAGCGCGCAAAAGCCTTGCTCATATGGATGTCATCGGAAAGAAGAACTCCGCCGGCATTCATCTTTTGCCATGCGGCCTGGAATTCGAAAGTCATGTTTCTGGTGGTATGCAGGCTGTCATGCAGGAACACGTCAGGGGCAGGGAGGTCGTTCAAGAGCAGCGGCAGCAGATCCCGGGAGCGGCCGCGAAGCAGAGTCCAGCGGCTGCGTAGCGGTTGGGGCACAAAGCTGCCGGCAAACTGTTCCGCGCCAATGGGCGGCAGGTCAATGCTCCAGAGATGCCCTTCGTTGTTGGCGGCCAGGGCCTGCAGGATAAAAGAAGTGGTCACTCCACTGCCCACTCCGGTTTCCACCACAACGCGCGGCCGTAGCGCGCGGCAAATCACATAGCAGAACTCAGAGAGTCCAGCATCGGCGTCATGCATGGCGGCTGATGCAGGACGTTCCAGGAGCGCCCTTTCAGAAGCAATGTGTTCGCGGATGGCCTCGGCGCTCGGGTCATGCAGGAAGCTGCTCAGGTCTAGCCCCAGGTATTTCGAACTCAGATCCAGCATCGCCGCAAGATCAAGCCCTTTGGCCCCAGCGAAAGATTGCGGGGGTGACGCCATTCCTTCAGCCGCTGTCTTGACCCGGTCAAAAAATTCCGACGGACGGCTGAAAAGCAGCTTGAACAGCAAACGATATTTGTGAGATACGGCCTGATTCACATACGGATTCTAGCGGAGCGCGCCGCCGGATTCACATAGGCCGCGCCTATTTTGTTTTGCGTGAACCATTTCTTTCAAGAGAGGAGATCCATGCAAATTCATTTTACCGATCTTATTACCGCAGCGAACCTGCTGGTGCTGCTGGGGATTTATCGCAAGTTGTCGATTATCGTGTACCAGCACAAGCTCATGTGGACTGATTTCGCCGACCGTAAGGGCATCAGCGCAAACGGCAAGCATGCACCCAGTGTTTAGGATTGGCCGAATCTCGGCAGAGCCGACCGTCATCGGGAACGCTCGACTGGCCTGTTGTCAGGGCGCTGCGGTTTTCCCGGCCACGGCTCTTCTGCTGGGCATGGGCGTAGCGAACTCTTGATCTCGTTGCACCAACTTGCCCACATGTCCTTGACCATGCTCGCAGCAATATCCGGTACATCGTTGCGTTTTACAAGTACTACCTTGTGGTACCAGAGATCTGGCGTAGGCCAGCCGTTGGGAGTCATGGAAGTGATCACTACGGACACGAAGGACGATTCGCCATTCTGGGTTCCGCTATCCAGAGTAACCAGTTCGATGAAATGTCTGAAGCCGCTATTTGCATGATTAGCACCGGGAATGCCGGATTTTTTCAATTCAGCCTGCACCGCTTGCTTGAGTAGTGGGCCAATCGCGTCAGTCCCGACCTGCCGCACGCTGACAGAAGTCTTTGCCATCTGGGCCCGAGCAAAAACGATGGACGATAAGACAAAAGGCATTATGAACGCTATCCGCAAGAACGCCTCCGTCCTGTGAATGTGACTTCACAAAGTCTATACCGCAAGTCAGCAACTCAAAGCGAAAGCGAGATTCTCCCGAAAAGAGAACCCAATGAAACTTACTCCAAGAGAAAGATTTCTGGCCAAGGTGTGTCCCGAGCCGAAGAGCGGATGCTGGCTATGGCGCGGCCAGGTACGTGCCGACGGATATGGCATGGTGCGCTTTGAGCGAAAGGTGCATCTGGCGCATCGGCTGGCATGGACGTTCTTTCGTGGCGAGATTGCGCCCGGGCTGGTGGTCTGCCACAAGTGCGACGTCCGGGCCTGCGTGAATCCTGAGCACCTGTTCCTGGGAACGATGATGGACAACGTGAGAGACATGATGGAGAAAGGCAGGAGCCGGCAGGGTGAAAACCATAGGAGCGCCAAACTGACGGCCGAGCAGGTAAGAAAGATAAAAACCATTCTGGCGGAAGGCTTGCTACGTGTGAGTGACATAGCACGCGAATATGGAGTGACGCACGCAACCATCACCTGTATTGCCAGAGGCACGAGCTGGCGCCACGTAAGCTGGCTGCGGCGGCAATTCAGAGCGACGCTGCCGATCAGCCAAAGCAGGAATCCGTTAGTTCTATACCGATTCCCGAAGATGAGCTTTGATCACGGTTCCGGATGACCGGCACACCAATTTCAATTTTGGAGAAAAAGTTATGGGCGATTTCAAAACAGCATTTTTGTTCACGCTGCAGCATGAAGATTCAACCCGTTCCGGCAAGGTGACTGTGGATGCAGGCGGGCGGACGCGCTTTGGCATCGCGGAAAAGTTCCATCCTGATCTGCCGGAGGAATTCTTTACTGGTCCGGCTGAAGATGCGTTGACCGAAGCGGAAAAGATTGAAGAGCGCGAATACTGGGACGCCATGCGCCTGGCCGAAGTGGAGAACCAGAATGTGGCAAACAAGCTTTTTGATATGGGCGTGAACATGGGAGTGCGGCAGGCGGCCGTCTATGCCCAGCGCGCTATGAACTCCCAGGGCCAGCAGCTCACAGAAGACGGCAAAATGGGGCCGAAGACATTAGCGGCCATCAATGCCATTGATCCGCAAAGGTTCTACGGGCTGCTCTGCCAATTCAGCTCGTGGCACTATCGGCACATAGCCGCCAACAATCCGTCCCAGGCTGTGAATTTGGCGGGATGGATGAAGAGGGCTGAGGGGTGAGGAAATCGGTTTTTGGCCTTTAGCTCTTGGCTATTGGCTTTTGTAAGACCGAGGATTTCATGGCTAAAGCTTCGGGATGGCAGGTCTTCCATCAAGAATCAAGAACAAGAGCCGAAAGCCAAAAGCGAGCCGCGAATTTACGAATGAATACCAATTCCGATTTGCGTTGCTCACGAAAGTGTCTTTGCCCCTGATTCGCACAGAAAAAGTTCAGATCAGGTTTTATCTGCGTAATCTGCGGCGAAAAGTTTTGGCGAAAGCCAAGCGCCGGGAGCCTCTGGCTCCCAATGATCCGGACTTAAACACAATTTAAATCGAAAAGAGGAGAACACCATGAACCTTGCAACCTGGTTCAAGGGGCTGGGAGTGTTTGCGCTCAGCTCAATGATTACCGCGCTGGCCACCATGCAACTGGATCCGGCGAGCTTTAACTTTTCCAAAGCTGGCCTGACGAAAATTGGCGCCGCGGCGCTGGTGATTGGCGTGAAATCAGTGCTGCTGTATCTGAAGCAGTCGCCCCTGCCGGGAAATCAGCCCGCGCGCATCACTGACTGGACAAAGATCAGCAGCGTGCTGGCCTTGTGCGTGGCCATCCCTGCATGCGCATTGCTGGCAGGATGCGTGAGTACGTGGGACCGGACGACATACGCGTCACTAGCAGCGAGCAAGGCGCTGATTGATTGCGCGGTGGCAGGCTACAACCACTTTGATGCCGACATCCGGCACGCGTGCGCCGCCGATTCACAGGATGGCACGCAGGATGCGGGGTTTGATCCGCACGCGTTTTACCTGCCGCAAACGCGCGAGGCGCAGCAGGCCGTGGAGAAAGCGCGCCAGGCGCAGATTGCCGCCGTGGACGCCTTTGCCGCCTACGCGGTGGCCAAAGTGGCAAAAGATAAATCAGCAACCTTGCAGGAGAAACAAGCGGCGGTGATGGGATTGCTGGAACAATTTCCGGCGCTGCTGAATGCGGTACGCGGTTTGATGGGGAAAAAGGCAGTGGGAGCTGTGGGGCTGGCGGATGTTCGCGATCCAATGGCGGCGATTGCGTCGTTGAAGCCGGCAATTCCAGGGGATGAAGCCCAGCCACAAAATAAGAATAGACGACTGTTCGCGGCCATAAATCGCCGTTATTCCACCAAGTACCAAACCCCAGCTCTTCGCGACGATCAAGGCCGCTTTTCCAACCAAGTACCAAATACCAATTACTAAATACTGCTTTTCACGAGGTGCAATCTTGGCAACGAATCCAACGACCATTTCCACGGCAGACAAACTGCAACAGGCATTGAAGACCGTGACCGATGCAGCGCTGTTTATTGAACAGATCCTTGGCGCAGTGGCACCGGCAAGCGGAGCGGGCAACTTTGATGCGGCCACCATGGAACGCGTGACAGCGGCATTCGGCAACCTGGCGTCTATTGCGATTCAAGCTGCCCACGATGCGGCAGGCAGAGAGATGACGCCGGAAAGCGTGATGGCGCTCATGCCGGTGAACACGCCGTTGCAGCCGGTCGTCGGAGGATAAGAAGCGACGAAGGCAAGCGGCCTGTTGAGGCAAGCGCAATAGCGGAAGTCGAGATAGTCGGCAGTGGGTCGCAAGCTTTTGGCCAAACTATATGTTGTGGGTCCCGACCCCGTAGCTGCGCTAGATTTTGTTGTAGCGAATAAACTGCGAATCACATAGAATGACGTTGAACCCAAGTAAGCGGTCCTCCCGGCTACCTCCTACGGCCGGAGCGTCGCAAGCAAGGCCAGAAACTATGAGAGTAATGACGCCGTTGCAGTTTCGTACACTTCCTTTTGAGGATGCAGCCAGGCACTGGCTGGAGATCAAGAAGATGCACAGCAAAAAGGCCCGGACGATCGAAATGTATGAATGGTATGTCCGAAATTTGAGCAAAATGTTTGCGGGCTTGCTGCTGTCGCAAATTCATATTGGCCATTTTCTGGAGTACCAGCGGCAGCGGCGAATGGAAGCAGGAGCCTCCTGTGTGAATCATGAGTTGAATACGCTGGCGCAGATTTTGAAAGCGGCAGACTTGTGGGACCTGATCGAAAAGCATTACAAGCCGCTGCCATTACCCAACTGGACGCCGCCGAAAGTCCTGACCGCGGAAGAAGAAGAAAGATTCTTTCGCGTGGTGGCAGGGAACCCGGATTGGAGCGTGGCCTACTGGGCGGTCTCGCTCACGAATAATACGTCAGCGATGGGAATCGAGTTGCGGCACCTGCAGATGAAACATGTCTTTCTGGAGCACGAGCCGCCGACAATCCATATACCTGATACGAAAGTGAAGAATGAATTTCGTGCGCGCGTAGTGCCGCTGAACGCAGTGGCCGCGAAACAAGTGCGCAGGATCGTGGAGCGGGCAAAACGTCTGGGAGCGTGGCATGCGGACCACTATATCTTTCCATATCGTCTGAAGCGTGGAGCCTACGACGTGAGCAAGCCGGCGTCGCCATACTTTATACGGTCGGCATTCAGGACGATGCGCAAAAAAACAGGGCTGGAGTGGTTGCAGCCGCGAAACTTCCGCAACCAGATCATCACAAAACTGTTTGAGTCGGGTGCGCCCGACGAAACAATCATGTCAATCGCGGGTCACCAGTCGATCAAAATGTCACGCTATTATTCCAGAATCCGTATAACCGCAAAAGCGGAAGCGCTCAATGCTATCTGCCCGGGGAACTCGACTCTTAGAACTATCACAGGGGAACAGTAG